CTTTAAAATAAAAACAAAATATATTCGGGCTTATAGATTACTACTTAGCTATAAGTCCTAATGGGTTATATTCATACAGAAACGAAGGTAAAAAATGAGCAAAACGCAATTAGACAAACAGGCTAAAGAGATAATCAGAATTGCTGGCGAAAGTGGTGTTCAATCAAACTATTTGTTTGTTACAACCTTTAAGCGTTACAGATTTATGTTAGCGAGCATGGAACGGTTGGCTGCAATTATTGAGCAAGACGGGGAAATTATTACCAGGGAAGATGCCAAAGGGATTTCGTACAAAGCTGTACATCCAGCTTTAGTCAGATACAACTCTTTGGCTGAAGTGTCTAACAAAACAGCGTCAACACTAATTAGGATCATTAAAACTTTTAAGTTTGAAGATCGCCAAGAACAAGTAGATCCTTTGATGAAAATTCTGAATGGATATGATGAACCTGAAGATCAAGAATAAAGCTTACGAATTTTGTTTAAATTTTGTTGACGCTGAGACCACGCCAAAATATGTAAAAAAGCAGATGCTAGATTTTATAAAGCTTTGCGAAGGCAAAAATAAGAAATACCGAATAAGTGAAGCTAAATTGAGTCAGCTAGAAAATATTTTAAAGCTGTTAATTATGCCGAAGGGCTTAAAGGCAGGCCAGACTCTTTACCAATGCACAACCGGATACCAATGGCTGTTTTATACAGCCATTTTTTGTACTGTATTTAGAGATAACCCTAAAAAGAGGAGGTATGAAACAGGTGTTTTAGAAATTTGTAGGAAAAACTTTAAAGCATTAAGCCTTGATACACCGATTCCCACGCCAGATGGTTGGAAGACAATGGGAGAAATTTCGGTAGGTGATTATGTTTTTTCAAGAAGCGGGAAGCCAACAGAGGTAATTGGCGAATCTGAAATTTTTAATAAACCTATGTATGAGGTTGAATTTGAAGACGGGGAAATTATAAAAGCAAGTTGCGATCATATTTGGACTGTTTGCACAAAAAGCAGCAGAAAAACAATCACAAAAAAAAGGAAACGTACAGGTGAGGCAAAATTTTACCGTAAGGGTGGATGGCACGAAAAAACAACAGAGGAAATGGCTAGAGATTATTTTAGGAAAAGAAAAGACGGTAAAGGCACGGACTACAAATACAGAGTTCCTATGAACGGTGCGGTTGAATTCCCAGAGAAGAGATTGTTGATAGACCCTTATTTGCTGGGATTGTGGTTAGGAAACGGGTATAGTAGTGGAACCTGTATTTCGGTTTCAAATGAAGATAAAGACGAAATAGCAGGAAATATAAATGAAGCTAGTGGATTTAAAGTCAAGTTTCATGGGTGCAAAAACAGAGCGGGATATCTAAAGGTTGATAAGCGCGAAAACAACTTGTTTGATAAAGGCAGTTTTATTTACAATCTCAAAAAATACGACCTTTTAAAAAACAAACACATACCACTTACATATATGCAATCTTCTGCAGAGCAAAGAATGGCGTTGCTACAAGGTTTGATGGATACAGATGGCAGCTGTTCCTTAAAAGGGCAGTGTTCTTTTATACAAAAATCTGAGGTTTTATCAAAGCAAGTTTTAGAATTAATAAATAGTCTTGGATTCAAAGCGCGTCTTATTAAACGCAAAGCTATTTTAAATGGCGAAATCAAAGGCGATGTTTACTTTATTTCTTTTTTTGCGCCAAAATCCAAGCCTGTTTTTAGATTAAAACGCAAAATTGCCAGACTTAAAGACACACTTTCGCCCAGGATGGAAGCTAAAAGCATTGTTCGGATTACACCAATAGAAAAAGTTCCTTCGAAATGCATAATGGTAGCTGATAGAGAACATCTGTATTTAGCAGGTAAACACTTTACACCAACCCATAACACGTTTACTATAGCGACAATTTTCATTTTGCTTTTTCTAACAGAGCCGAAATTCAGTAAGTTTTATTCAGTGGCTCCAGATGGGGCTTTATCGCGTGAAATAAGGGATGCTATAAGCGAAACAATTAGATCTAGCCCTCTTGTTAATGAATTTGGTGGGCACAAACGGTTTAAAGTATTAAGAGACTACATAATGTTTTTGCCTAAAATGACGCAGTATACGCCGCTTTCGTATTCAACTAGCAGAATGGATGGTAGACTGCCAAATGCATTTATTGCAGATGAAGTTGGTGCTTTGCCAAGTAGCTATGCGATAGAGGCAATGAGGTCAGGTCAGCTTAACATTTTGAACAAAATCGGTTTTGTAATTTCCACTAAATACCCAACTATAGATAATCCTTTCGAAGATGAGATTAAGTACTCTAAAAAGGTTTTAGATGGCGTAGTAGAAGACGAAACCCGGTTCAGTCTTTTGTACGAACCAGATAATATAAAAAATTGGGAATCAGATGATTTGATACTTAAGCAAGCAAATCCTGTGGCATTAGAAATACCTGAAATTTTTGAGGATCTAGTTAAAAAAAGAGCTTACGCAATATCGGTAGAAAGTGCCCGTGAAAACTTTGTGACTAAGCACTGCAACATAATCTATCAAGGTATTGGCACAGAGACATACATTGACTTAAATGATGTTTTGTCTTGCAAGGTAGCTGATATTGACTGGGAAGGTCGGGTTGTCTATCTAGCACTGGATTTATCAGAAAGCGGCGACAATACCAGTGTTTCTATGGTTTCTATAGATGAAGATGACAGCATTTTGGCTGAAAGTTTTGCGTTTCTTCCCGCTGATAGAATTTTAGAAAAAACGCTTAAGGAAAAAGTTAATTACAGGGAGTTGGTAAAGACAGACAAAGTTTTTGCGTGTGGCACTAAAGTTATAGACTATTTAGCAGTAGAAAAATTCATACTTTCTATAGAAAAAAAGTACAAAGTTAAAGTTCAAGCTATAGGGTATGACAGATATAATGCAATGTCGACTGCGCAAAAACTGGAAAAAGCTGGATATAACGTTATAGAGATTCGGCAGCATTCAAGTGTCTTGCATCCACCCACAAAACTTTTAAAAGAAAAAATTTTAAAAGGGCAGTTTAAGTACACAGAAAATAAACTCTTGGAAATAAACTTCCAAAATGCCCGGTGCGTCTATGACACAAACAAAAACACGTATGTAAATAAGAAAAAATCTAATGGAAAGGTAGACATGGTAGTTAGTTTGATTAATGCTGTTTACCTTTTAGAAAAAGACAATTTATTAAACCAGATGGACTTTTTAGCACAAACAATTTAGGAGGTTTTTATGGGCGAAATTATGTGGCATGTGTTGTCATTTTTAATGTGCGGTATAGCTCTAGCTGGCACAATTATTAATGCAGAGAGGAATAAATGGGGATTTATTTTTTGGATAGTTTCTAATCTGTATATGACTGTTAGGTTTGCTGTAATTGGTGAATTTGCACAAATGGCATTATTTTTCATTTACTTTATTTTAGCTATAAGAGGGCTTTATTCTTGGACTAAAAAAGAAAAAGTCAAAAATAAGGAGGTGTAACTATTAATATTCTGAACTTAATCAAACGCAAAAAAGTTGTACAAAAAAGAGAAACAACAATAACACCTCCTATTAGCGACCCTCTTTTGAGGGCTCTTTTAGAAGGCGAAGTTATAACACGCGAAAAAGCTATGACTTTGCCAGCTGTAGCAGGTGCTGTGGATTTAATTTCCAGTACTATAGCCTCTATGCCTGTAAAGCTCTATAAATATAAGCAAGGCAAGGTGGAAGAACAGGACTCAGACCCACGTGTACGCCTTTTAAACAGTGACACAGGCGATACTCTGGATGCCTTCCAATTCAAAAAAGCAATGGTAGAAGATTATTTGATGGGTAAAGGCGGATATGCCTATATAAGGCGTTACAGGAACAAAGTTACGGGGCTTTTTTATGTCCGTGAGATTTTTATTTCTGTTATTAAAAACTTTAAGCCGATTTTCAAAAAATACACCATCTTAGTTGAAGGGCAGGAATACAGACCCTATGAATTCATTAAGCTTTTAAGAAAAACCACAGATGGTGCAACTGGTATTGGGCTCACTGAAGAATTATCAAAGGCTTTAGAAACTGCCTATCAGACTCTTTTGTATCAGCTTGGGCTGGTAAAAAGCGGTGGAAATAAAAAAGGTTTTCTTAAGTCTGTGCGCAAATTAGGGCAGGATGAAATAAACATCCTGAAAAAAGCCTGGCAAAACCTCTACGCAAATAATGAGAGTAACGTAGTTGTGCTAAATAATGGGCTTGAATTCCAAGAAGCCAGTAATTCTTCAGTCGAGATGCAACTGAATGAAAGTAAAAAGACGCTTCAAGACGAAATAAACAACATTTTTCACATAAAAGATGATTTTTATACTACGTTTAAGCTTGCAATTTATCCAATAATTAAGGCATTTGAGACCGCTTTAAACCGAGATTTACTGCTAGAAAGAGAAAAAAGAAACTACTTTTTTGAGTTTGACGTCAAAGAAATAGTCAAAGCTAACATAAAAGAGCGCTATGAGGCTTACAAACTAGCCAAAGAGAGCAGTTTTATGACAATTAATGAGATCAGAAAAGCCGAAAACATGGAGTATATAGAGGGCTTGGATGTTGTAAACGTTGGGTTAGGTGCTGTTTTGTATGATACAAAGACGCATCAATACTACACGCCAAATACAAACTCGACGTCAGAAATGACAGATGAAAAAATCCAGAATCTAATCGAAGCAAAAGAGGTAGACACGGCTTTTGAAGAAAGTGGGAATAGTTCTGATTAAAAACCAAAACAAAAATTACCCTGCCGGAGACTTTCGTTCTCCCGAGTGCATTGAACTTTTAAAAGAAGCAGACATTGTAGTTACCAACCCGCCGTTTTCTTTGTGGAGGAAATTTTTGGCGCAATTAATGGAGTACGATAAGAAATTTTTAATGTTAGGTAATCAAACCGCTATAAGTTTTAAAGAAGTTTTTCCTTTTTTAAAAGAAAATAAAATTTGGATTGGTGCAAGTTGTAAAAGTGTTAGTTTTAAAACTTCTTTTAGTTTAGAACCAAAAAAATTTGGGAATATCCGCTGGTTTACAAACTTAAAAGCAAATTACAAAGTTAAGCCTTTAGATTTAAGCAAAAAACATTACACCCCAGAAAAATACCCAAAGTACGACAACTACGATGCCATAAATGTAGACAAAGTAGCCGACATACCCTGTGACTACCCCGGTGTTATGGGTGTGCCGATTACATTTATGGACAAGTATTGCCCGGAGCAGTTTGAGATTGTGGGAATATCTGGATCACACTTTATTTGTGACTTAAATCAAAACAAAGACTATAGCAGTTACGTAGGGTATCATCAAAACGGTAAGATGAACGGGAGAACCGGCTCTACTTTTGGGAACTGCCCTACGATAAGAAAAAATGACATGATTCATGATTATTACAGGAACGGCAATGAAATCGTTCAAGCTGTTTATACACGTATTTTTATCAAAAATCAAAATCCCGAGTGGAGTAAATATCTCTATGAGAAGTAAAAAAAGCACAGCTTATGAGGCTGCGTTTTTGATTGAATGTTTTATTGAATAGTTAGTTTTGGAGAAAACTAGTGCTAAGACGTTCAACCGATCACATTATATTACAAAAATTAGAAATAAGGAGGTGAAAAATTGGATATAACGCTTAGGGAAGACAAAGTAGAAATTGAAGGTTACGTCAACGCCGTGGAAAGAAACTCAAAGCCACTTTTGAGCCGGATGGGTAAATTTATAGAGCGGATCTGTAAGGGTGCCTTTAAAAGAGCTATAGATCGAAATGATGATATTCATATTCTTCTAAACCACGACTGGAACAGAGATTTAGGCTCCACTAAAAAAGGCAATTTAGAGCTATACGAAGATTCTATAGGTCTTAAAGCCCGTGCAATAATTACAGACCCTGAGGTTGTAGAAAAAGCTAAAAACGGTGATTTAGTGGGTTGGTCTTTTGGTTTTTCTGACGTTGACGTAGAAAACAGCTTTGAAAACGGCTTGCCAACTAGGGCGGTAAAAGATCTGGATTTATACGAAGTTTCTGTTTTGGACCGTGAAAAAATTCCTGCATATGAAGGAAACCTAATAACAGCCCGGAGCGATGAAAAAATTCAGTATCGCAGCGAGCCGTTACTAGTAAAGCTAGACATAAAGAACACTGTAAGTACAACTCGGGCAGAGACTGACCATCTGCCCGACCCTATTATAGATAAAATTGACTACTCAAAATATGAAAAAATAATTCAAGAAATTAAAAATATTTTTTAAAAAAGGAAGGATTTTAATTTATGAACCAAAAAGAACTTTTAGAAAAGAAAAATGATTTAGTTACAAGGGCAGAAGAAACTTTAAACAAAGCAAAGGCTGAAAACCGTGAGTTAACAGACGCTGAAATGGCTGAACTTGCTGAAATCCGCGACAATGTCCGGAAAATTGTTAAGGCTTTAGATTTAGATGACTTTTTTGACCGTGAAGGTAGTGGCAATGGTAAAAAAATGGCACCTGCAAGTGAAGAAGAAAATGGTGAAAAGCCAAAAGAAGAAATGAGCGAAGATACACGCGCAAAATGTGGTCAGGAAGTTAAAGAAACCCGGGCTTTCGAGGATTTTCTTAGAGGTAGAGTTACTAATGAGCGTACAAATATGACTTTCGATGATAATGGCGCAGTTGTTCCAACTACAATTGCTAACAGGATAATCAAAAAAGTCTACAATATTTGTCCAATTCTAGATAGGTCAACTAAATACAATGTTAAAGGCACTTTAGAGCTCCCATACTATGATGTTGACACGACAACTATTACAGTGGCTTACAAAGACGAATTTTCGGCTTTAACAAGTTCTTCCGGAAAATTTGATTCAATTACTTTAACAGGTTACTTGGCAGGTGCTTTGACAAAAATTTCCAGGTCTTTAATTAACAATTCTCAGTTTGATATTGTAGCTTTCGTAGTTGATGAAATGGCTTATGCTATAAAAAGATTTATAGAAAATGAGCTATTAAACGGAACACCTGGCAATCCGCCTTCAACTCCATCAAAAGTTTTAGGTCTTTATGGTTTAACAAACTATATAACAGCCGCATCGCAGACGGTTATAACAGCTGATGAGGTTGTGCAACTGCATGATAGAGTCAAAGATGAATTCCAAGACAATGCTATTTGGATTATGTCTCCTGCTACTAGAACGGCTCTAAGGCTTTTAAAAGCTACAACTGGGTATTATCTCTTAAATGACGATGTTTCGAGCCCGTTTGGCACCACGCTGTTAGGCAAACCTGTATATGTTTCTGACAACATGCCTGATATGGCTGCTGGCAAAAATGCGATCTTCTATGGCGACTTTAGAGGTCTTGCAACTAAATTTAGTGAAGAACTCAGCATTGAAGTTTTGCGTGAAAAATATGCAGATGAACACGCGATCGGTGTAATTGGTTGGTTTGAGTTTGATTCTAAAGTTGAAGACGCTCAAAAAATTGCTAAATTAGTGATGGCTTCTGCTTAAAGGGGGCTTTTAAATGAAATATAAAGCGCTAAACTCCTTTAGCGGAGCTATTAGCATGGCTAAAGACGAAATCCGAGAGTTGACGGATCAAGCTTTAATTAGAGATTTAACAAAAGCCGGGCATATAATGCCTTACGTAAAAATCGAAAAAAGCAAACCCGGGGTAAAAACTAAAAAAGGAGGTAAAAAATAATGTTTGTAAAAGCTCTAAAGCCGTTTACGCGTTTTTTAAACGGCGCCTTTTTTTCGCCTTCAAGTGGTGCAGTTTTTGAAACTACAAGCGAAACAGGCGCAGAAATGATTTCTCAAGGTTTAGTCGAAGAATACACTTTGATTACTCCAACAGGAACCAAAACAATTACTGCAAATGGCACGGATATTGATGTTGCGCAATATGCGAAGGCAGACGTGGCAGTCCCTGAACCAACAGGCAACATTGAATTAACTCAAAATGGCACGGGGATTGATATTGCTGATTATGCCACAGCTACTGTAGCGGTCCCAGAACCGACTGGAAATATTGAGATTACTGAAAACGGCACAAACATTGATGTTGCACAGTATGCTACAGCTAGCGTGGCAGTTCCAGGACCTTCTGGAAGCCTAGATATTACAGAAGACGGGACATATGACGTGTCACAGTATGCACAGGTGGTTGTAAGTGTTGGTGGTGGCGAATGAATGAAATCTCTAAAGTCAGCGATATAACCTATCAGGATGTTGCCTCGTACTTAAGACTGTATGAGACAACATCTTCCGATGTAAACACTCTAAAAAATATATTGGAAGTTGCTAAAAGGTTTATTGTTGAGTATACCGGGCGCACAGCCTTAGAGCTGGATAATTACCAGGATTTTGTGATTGTGGTGTTTGTGCTTTGCCAGGACATGTGGGACAACCGTACAATGTATGTTGACTCTAAAAACTTAAATAGAGTGGTGGAAGCCATTTTAAATCTACATTCGGTGAATTTATTATGATTAATGCCGGGAAATATAATAAGCAGATTACAATTTATAGCACTCAGGTCGTAGAAGATGAAGACGGTTTTCAAACTACCATTAACAATATAATTTTGCAGCCTTATGCTAGCGTCAAAACTACTAAGGGTTTTACTTTAATCGCAAACGGAACAGATTTTGAAAAAGCGTTTACAAATTTTACCATTCGGTATCCTGTGACAGAGATTACACGTGATATGCTCATTTCTTTTAGAGGCAAAACTTATACAATTCAATATTTAAATAATGTGAATGAAGAAAACGTAGAGCTTGAAATTCAAGCTAAAGAGGTAACTCTTTAATGGCTAAATTCCAGGTAAAAATGCCAACAGAGCTGATAAAAGAAATTGAGAAACTAGAAAAAGATACCGAAAAAATCTGCGGTGAAATGGTAAAAGCCGGTGCGCAAGTTGCGTACAAAAACGTTTTAAACAACTTGCCTGCGCCGCTAAAAAATAGCAATTTTAAAAACTGTATTTGTGTATCTAAAGTTTACAAGACACCTAGTGACGGTGCTATCAATGCAAAAGTTATGGTAGTTGATGGCTACTACACAAATCATTTAGGCAAAAAAACACCTGCGCCACTGGTTGCAAATCTCTTTGAGTATGGTCGGCATAATCACCACTATCCACAGCAAAAGTTTTTCAGAAAATCTTTTAAGAAAAAAGAAATCACAGACGCTTTTTATACGGCGTTTGTTAAAGCGACTGGTGGAATGTTCAAATGAATGAATTAATCACAAGAATTTTTAGTAATTTTTCAGTAGATGGCAAGTCAATACCTGTTAAATTTTTACATTACGAAGGGCATGGCGAGCCGTATGTAGTTTGGCAAAAAGAAAGCATGGACAGGGCTTTCACAGCTGACGATGAACTGGAAAATTACGTTGATTACTATGATTTTAGTATTTACTCCAAAGGCAATTACACCAAAATTGTTGATGCTGTAAAAAGTGTACTAAAACAAAATGATTTTTTATGGGAAGTAGACCGCTCAAGTGGCGATTTATACGACCCAGACACAGGTTATTACTTTATAACATTAAATTTTTCATATTTAAGGAGCGAATAATATGGCAAAAATTGGTTTAACTAACTTTAGGTATTCGGTTTTAACAGAAACAGTATCAGGGCCTACTTATGCGGGTGCTAAGAGCCCTGGAAAGGCAATTAGTTGCAGTGTTGATATATCTAACAACAGCGCTATGCTTTACGCAGATGACGCCCTGGCAGAAAGTGATACATCTTTTCAAAGTGGCACAATCACTATAGGCATAGATGAAGAAGACATAGACACTATGGCTGAACTTTTAGGTCACACAGTAACATCTTCTGTAATGACTCGAAATGTTAATGATGTAGCACCTTATGTTGGCTTAGGACGCGTAGTTACTAAGATGATAAACGGTGCTTACAAATACAAAGTCGAGTTTTTGTACAAAGTTAAGTTTTCAGAGCCGAAGGCTGAAAATAATACAAGAGGCGAAAGTACAGAATTTGGTACATATGAGCTTGAAGGTACTATAGCAGCTTTAAGCGATGGTAAATGGTCTGAAACAGAGCAATTTGATACTAAGTCTGCAGCTATAACTTACTTAGAGAGTCTTTTAGCAGCGCCAAAGCCGTAGGTGCGGGCTTTAAAACCCCCGCTTGATGTGTTAAAATAAATTTAGGTTGTGAGGATTGTCTTCGTGGCGCTCCCCTTCGCTCGAACATTAAATTCTTTCGCGGAGGAGGTGAGGCCTATGAGACATATCTTGCAGTTCTTTCGCAGGATTATTTGTTTTCTGTTAAAAAAATGTGGCCGTTCGTTTTACTATAAGCGAACAACCACAACAGAAATAAGTTTCCGCGAAGACTGACCAAGTCCTCACAACCTTTTTATTATACCACAAAAAGCAAAAAAAGATACCTGGAATAATTCAGGAATCGATATTTACTACCAACAAGTTAAGCAAAAATTAGTTAAGAAAGACACCCTTTAAATGCGAGGGACAAAGAGGGTGACAACAGAATTGTACCACAAAAATGGAGGTGTAAATGAAAGACGTTAGCGGTGAAATTCTTTTTAATGGGCAGACTTATAAGATAATTTTTAACTTAAACGTAATGGAAGAAATACAGGAAAAATACGGTTCTGTAGCAAAGTGGGGTGAATTAACAGATGGGTCTAAAGGTGAAGTTAATGCAAAAGCTATAATTTTTGGCTACACTGCAATGCTAAATGAGGCAATAGACATAGAAAATGAAGAAAAAGGCACAGATAAAAAACATTTTACTTTAAAGCAAGTTGGTAGATTAATTACAAATATAGGCTTAGGTCAAATGACGAAGGAACTAAATAACACGGTAGTTAAGAGCACTAAAAGTGACGAAAAAAACGCATAATCCACGAAGATGAAGACCCAGTGATTGATTTTTCGTGGATCTATTTTATTTGCGTAAAAAAGCTGGGATTTAATTATAAAAACGCAGGCAGAATAACTCTTACAACTTTTTTAAAACTTTACAACCACTACAAAGAAGACTTTGATTTAGAACTTATGCTAAATAAAAGTCGGACAACCTATGCAAAATTAAAGAAAAAAGTACAAAAATCTGAAGAGTGGTTTTAAGAAAGGAGGCAAAATATGGCGTCAGGACTTGGTGGGACTATAAAACTTGGTGGTGCGGATGAATATAAAAGAGCTCTATCTTTAATAAGGCAAGAACTAAGAGAGGCTGGAAGCGCTTTAAATGCTATATCTTCAAGTTTTGCTAACAGCGATAAATCTGAACAGGCTGTGATAAATACCACGGAGCGATATAATTCAGTACTTGATCAACAAAAAAGTATTTTGAGCTCTTTAGATGGTGTATATGATGGTTATTCAAAGCTAGTTACTTCCAACAAAGAAAAAATAGCTGAATTAACACAAGAAAGAGATGAAGAAGCCGCTAAATTAGAGGAGATAAAGCAAAAATACGGTGATTCATCTGTAGAATATGAAAACCAAGCTAAAGTGGTTGCAGGTCTACAAAAACAAATAGATTCTGAAAACAAAAGCTTAGATACAAACACAAAACAAATGAGTAGTGTTAAAACTACTATGTACGACACTGAAACTGCGATTAATAAGACCACGCAACAGATGAATTCACTGAGCGATGCCACGGAAGAATCTACAAATGAAACCCAAAAAGCTGCTAGTAGTGGGGAAGATTACAAAAAATCTTTAGACCAAATAAAAATGGAGCTTAGTGAAACAGGTAGTGAGCTGAATGCCATTTCTTCCAGCTTTGCAAACAGCGACAAATCTGAGCAGGATTTAGCTAATACGACAGAACAATATAATTCAGTTCTTGAAAAACAAAAAAGCTTATATGGGTTGCTAGATGTTGAGTATGGCAAATACTCAGATGCAGTAGAAACTAACAAAAAAAAGTTAACAGAATTAAAGGCAGAAAGAGATTATGAAAAATCAAAACTTGAAGATATAAAAAAAACGCTGGGTCCAACATCTTCAGAATATAAAAAGCAGAAAGAAGTAGTAGCAGAGCTTAACAGCAAAATAGATGCTGAAAACACGGAGTTAGGTAAAAATGAAAAAGAGTTAAGTCGCGTTAAAACTACATTAAATAATGCGCAGACCACAATCAACAAAACCACCAAAGAGATGGACTCTTTAGGTAAAAAAACAAATGAGACTGGCAAAGAGGCAAAAAATGCATCAAAAGATGGATTTACGGTTTTTAAAGGTACTTTGTCAGATTTATACAGCAATTATATTTCCAAAGCCATAGATGCGGTCGGAAGGTTAGCAAAATCTATATTTAATCTAGGCAAAAACGCCGTAGAAAATTTTGCAAATTATGAACAGCTAATAGGTGGTGTAGAAACTCTTTTTGGCGAAAGTGCTGGGATTGTAGAAAATTATGCAAATAACGCGTATAAATCAGCTGGTTTAAGCGCAAACCAGTACATGGAGACAATTACCGGATTTTCAGCGAGCCTCATGCAATCTTTGGGTGGAGATACTGCTAAAGTCGCTGAAGTTGGTGATATGGCTGTTAAAGACATGGCTGATAACGCCAATAAGATGGGTACTTCTATGGAGTCTATTCAGAATGCCTATCAAGGGTTTGCAAAGCAAAATTATACCATGTTAGATAACCTAAAACTCGGTGGGCGTAAACTTAGCCGAGTATAAACCCTGTGAAAACGGTGAAACGCTTTATTTAAGCCAATACCGTGCGAAGTTCTTTTTTTACATAAATGGAGGGCACATGTGGGTTAATATTCAAAAAAATATTAATTATTCTGTTAATGAAAAAGGAAAAATTAGAAATAATTTTTCAGGAAAAATAAAAAAACCCTCTTTCTGCAAAAATGGATATCTCTACGTTGACCTCTACAACAAAAACGTCAGAAAAAAATATGCTGTTCACAGACTTATAGCTGAGACTTTTTTGCCTAATCCTAATAATAAAATTTGTATAAATCATATCGATGGTAATAGATTAAACAACTCTATAACTAATTTAGAATGGTGTAGTTATAGTGAAAATAATCTTGGTGTTAGAAATGAATTGATAAAAGCCCTGCGATACGAAGAAATACGAAAAAAAAGAGGTGGGGGGCATATTTCTTGGGGAAATTTAGTGGAAATGAAGTTTTTTAAGTCTGTAACGGAAGCAGCTAATTTTTTTAAATGTTCTATATCTAACATTTCACAAATGCTAAAACAAAATAGTATAGGTCTTAGAGGGAGAACTAGAGGGTATAGATTTGAATACTGTAAAAAAAGAAAACGTGTAACGACTAACGAAAGCGAGAGCAAGTAGAGTACATCCAAGCGGATGGAAGCGCAGGGCACTTTTAAAGTGAAGAGATAGTCTGAACTGCATGGTGACATGCAGCAGTTGTATAAACGGCACAAACCTAGCGAGTTTGTGTGAACACATTTGTATGGTGGCACCAAATCAGAAATGGAACGCCTTTTAGCCGATGCTGAAAAAATAACAGGCGTTCATTATGACATAGGCAACCTAAATGACGTTTTTAATGCTATTCACGTAATTCAAGGTGAATTGCAAATTACTGGAACCACCGCAAAGGAAGCGGAAAAAACCATAGAAGGATCTATGAACGCCACAAAAAGTGCGTGGCAGAATCTTTTAACGGGTTTAGCTAAAGGCGGAGACTTAACGCCTTTGGTTAATAATTTGGTAGAATCAGTAATCAATTTAGGTAAAAATTTAATCCCAGTTGTACAAAACGTTATAAAAAGCATAGGTCCAGCTGCTAGCGAAATTTTAACTACGTTAGTACCTCAAATCATAGAGATAGTCCCACCTTTAATAGAAGAAACTTTGCCAATTTTAATAGATGCAGTATCAACGGCTTTAGATGCCATATTAGATGTTCTACCTCGCATCATAGACGCTCTTTCGGGGTTAATACCACAAATTCTTTCGGCTTTGCTTTCTGCTTTACCAAAACTGATAGATGTCGGTTTGAAAATTATACTTGCTTTAATAAATGGTATAACTCAGTCTTTGCCTCAATTAATAGCAATGATGCCTAAAATTATTAAGGATTTATCTGATACTTGGTTTAAAAATATGACACAAATAACCAAAGCGGCTTGGGAACTAATAAAAACCTTAGCAAAGGGAATATCAGATGCTTTGCCTGACTTAATAGACATGATTCCTGAAATTATTTTAGACGTTGCTGAAAATGCTATAAATACCCTCCCTGTGGTTCTAGAAGCGGGTGTAGAAATTATTTTTTCGCTGATAGAGGGAATTATAAAAGCTTTGCCAAAACTTATTATGATGATGCCGGAGATTATATTTAAACTTGTAAGTATGTTAATACAAAAACTCCCTGAATTAATCCAGTCCGGCATCAAACTTGTGGGGGCTTTAGTCCAGGGTTTACTTTCTAGTATAGGATCTGTTGTTGAAGCAGCTGGAAAATTAGCAGGCGCAATTTTACAGTATTTGTGGGAGCTCCCTGGAAAACTTTTGGATATAGGTATTGGTATTGTTAAAGGTATATGGGATGGCATAATTCATAGCTTTGACTGGATTAAAAACAAAATTTCTGAATGGGTTGGAAATGTTACACAATTCATAATGCATCTATTTGGCATAAATTCTCCGTCAAAACTTTTCAGAGACAAAGTTGGTAAACCTTTGGCTGAAGGTATTGGTGTTGGTTTTTCAGATGAAATGAAAAATGTAACTAGCGAGATGAAAGACGCGATACCTACCAGCTGGGATATAGAAGGAAATTTAAATTCTAAAAAAGTAAATGGCATAGATGAATACGAAAAGTTTACTTATACAGAGGCTGTTGACGCCTTTAAAGAGGCTCTTTCGGGCATGACTGTAGAAATGGACGATGAAAACATGGGAAGATTTATTAGAAAAACTGTTAGTAAAGCAATTTATGCGTAAAAAATTAACAAAAAGGAGGCAAGATGTTTCCGCACATAATTTTAAACGGAGTTAGTAGCAAAACTATAAATGGTCTGCTGATTCAAAATTTACCACCTATTACAAAGCCGCAAATGCGTACAAGCATAGAAGAAATAGACGGTCGGGACGGAGACATAATCACCGACTTAGGTTATGCTGCCTATGACAAAACTTTTGATATAGGAATAACCGACAAGTCAGTGGTGGACCAAGTTATAGGCTTTTTAAATTCTGAAGGCACTGTAACTTTTTCAAATGAGCCAACTATGGTTTATGAATATAAAATCATCAACCAGATTGATTTTAATAAACTGATTCGCTTTAAAACCGCCACCGTTACTATGCATGTGCAACCTTTTAAAAAGTGCTTAACTGAAAAAGAGTTAACTTTTAATGGCGCAGAGCAATTAGTTACTTTTATAGATTATCACGCACAAAAAAACGGTGTCACTGCAACTTGTAATGACGGGGTTTTGACTTTTGAGGGCACCTCCTCGCAAGAAACTACATTTTTCATACCCATAGAGGATTTAAAATTAGATGCTGGTAATTATCGTTTGGATGTCTATTCAAGCGGTATGACTATTGGCTGTGCTTGCTCTTTGGTAAATGATTCTTTGACTTTTGGGTATTGTTTTGGCGAAAACCCTTTAAATCTTTTAGTAAATGCTACCGTCTCTACAACTGCAAATTACTCTACTTTTAAGCCTTTTAACTACATTTACGTAAATATACCAAGAGATTTTGAAGCTGATTTTAGTCTTTATATAAAATTAACCTTGGTGGAAGAAAATAGAATTTCAATAATAAACAAAGGTAATGTGTACTCTTTACCTAAAATTACCATATATGGTGTTGGTGACATTAATTTAGGTGTTAATGGGAAAGATGTTTTTTACATCACTTTAGGGCTTGAAGATTACATTACGATTGACACCACAAACCTCGAAGCTGTGAAAAACGGCGTTCTTAAAAACCGTCTAGTAACTGGAAATTACGATGACTTTAAGTTAGAACCTGGCGTAAACACTATAAATTATGACGGCATAGTAGAAAAAATTATTGTAAATGACTATTCACGTTGGCTTTAAAGGAGGTAAAAATGCCAAATTTTACGACATACAATATAAAAATGGTCAAAGGCGACACAGAAAGTTTTGGTTTTGAACTTGAGGGTGTGGAAAACCTAGACGCTGCTTTCTTTTCTTGCAAAAGAAACTCGCAAGATGAAAATTATCTTTTTCAGAGGTCTTTAAACAATGGAATAACTAAGAGGGCTGAAAATCAATATGTGGTTAGGATTAACCCTGATAACACGGCTCTTTTAGAACCTGGGCAATATTGGTATGACTTAGAAATTAGTAAAAACGGCGATATTTTCACGATTTTTAGAGGTATTTTAGACCTTTTGCCTGAAATTACCGTGCCAACAGGAAATATAAGTAAATTAATTTCATGGGGCGATATCATTGGCGATATCGATGATCAGTCAGATTTACAACTTGAATTCCAAACAAAGGCTGATGTTTCGAGTCTTTCTACGGTTGCGACATCGGGTTTATACTCCGATTTAAGTGGCACACCGAATTTAGCTGCTGTAGCAACTTCCGGGTCTTATAATGATTTAAGCAACAAGCCAACAATACCGACTAAAACCAGTGACTTAACAAATGACAGTAACTTTGTAGCTAGTACAAGTTTGGCGACGGTTGCGACAAGTGGTGCTTATTCTGATTTAACGGGCACACCCAACTTAGCAACTGTGGCAACTTCCGGGTCTTACGTTGATTTATCTAACAAACCAAATCTCTCAACTGTTGCAACTTCCGGATCTTATACAGATTTGTCCAACAAGCCTTCAATACCAACAAATACTAGTATTATTGACTTAATTTATCCAGTCGGTTCATATTATTGGAACTCAAATTCTACAAGCCCTGCAACTTTGTTTGGCGTTGGAACTTGGACGCAGATTACAAATCAATTTGTTTTTGCAGCTGGTGGTGATTATGCAAGTGGTGACACTGGTGGTGAAATTACTCACACATTAACAGTACAAGAAATGCCTAGTCACGACCATAGATGCATAACAGATGAGTCGCTTAATGTTTATGGCGGCCCACTTGAATCTGACGTAGGCCCTGCTTCAGGGCATGGTTATGCATACCCTTTTTACTATTCATTTACAGGGACTAAAGGTGGAAGCAGGTCCCACAACAACATGCCGCCATATATTGTAGCTTATTGTTGGCGTAGAGACGCCTAAAGGAGGATAAAAAATGGAACCAAAAGCTAAAATTTTAATGTTAAAAGGCGAAAAAGGAGACCCAGGTGGCTCGACTTGGGGAAATATTTCAGGCGATTTATCAAGTCAAACTGACTTAAACACTGCACTTTCAGGGAAGGCAAATACTGCGGATTTAGGTGCTGTTTGTTTTACGAATGATTATGCAGATCTGACTAATAAACCACAATTTTCCGAGGTTGCTATTAGTGGATCTTATACAGATTTAACAAACGTTCCAAACTTTTCAACAGTCGCAACTTCAGGATCTTATACAGACTTAATAAATACACCAACTCAACTTACAGACTTTTCAGGTGTTTTGCCGGTTAGTCAAGGTGGAACGGGCGCTTCAGACGGTGTTATACCTAGAAGATTTACACTTTTTTCTTCTGCAGAAGGTGTAGAACCTACAACTATTACGCTGAGCGATTCTATTCAGAACTATCAAAAGATTGGTTTTGCCGTTTCGAATCCACAAGTTTATAACGAAATTTCATACAATTATTCCGAATTGGCGATGTTGCCAAATATAACAACTTATAGGTATACGCTCCGCGTTTTTCGACTTGGAGAGACAGGTCCGATAAGCTGTGTGAATCACTTTATGGAGGTAAATCTTTCAGGGTCAACTTTAACTTATGTTGCCGCGTATAAATTTTCTATCTCTGCCAACGCTGTAGATGTTTACGAACAAAAATTAAAAATACATTACATTTTCGGCTATAAATACTAATAAAAAGGTGACTTAAATGATTAAATTGTTTAAATCTACCGACAAAGTCTTTAATTCTAACGGCGATAAAATCATAAAGGCTTCTAAAGCTAAGGTGCATAAAGAAGACAATGGCGACTTTTATTTAGAACTCGAGTGTCCTTTAATTTACGTTGATGACATAATTGAGGACGCTGTTTTAGTAGTAAATTTACCGCAAGGCGAGCAAGCGTTTAGAGTTACAAACGTTTCTAAAACAAAAAGCAAAATAACAACAAAATGTTGGCATGTTTTTTATGACTCTAAAAATTATCTAATTAAAGACTCCTATGTTGTAGACAAAGACTGTGCTGGTGCCATGGAGCACTTGAATTTAGCAACCGAGCCTGCAAGTCCTTTTAAGACCTATTCTGATATTACTTCTGTTGGGTCTTATCGCTGTGTTAGAAATTCGCTTTTTGAGGCTCTAGAAGTAGTTAGAGAGCGTTGGGGCGGACACTTAGTTCGAAATAATTTTTCTATAGGTTTAAACCAAGAAATTGGCACAGATACAGGCGTAGTTATTAGATATAGAAAAAATTTAAAGGAAATATCCTGCGAAGAAAATTGGGATGAGGTTGTAACAAAACTTTTACCTGTTGGTAAAGACGGGATTTTGCTAAATGAATTAGAGCCTGATAGAAGCGTCTATTTATCTGCTGCACAAAGTTATTCTGTTCCATACACTAAAACAGTTTCTTTTTCACAAGACAACATTGACGAAGAAGATTTTAAAGATGAAGACGGGAATACAGATGAGGTGGCTTACAAGACGGCTTTAGTTGAAGATTTAGAGCTTCAAGGTATAAAGTATCTAGATGAAAACTGGAAGCCAAAAATAACGTATACTCTAAGGGCTGACCTTGAAAATATTACAGATATCGGAGACACAATTGAGGTAATTCATGAGCCGCTTAACATTAACCTGACGGCTGCGGTTGTGGCTTTTGATTATGATTGCATCCTTAAAAAGTATACAGAGATTACATTTGGGAATTTTCAGAAGACTTTGTCAAGCCTTCTAGCTGATGTAAATAATCAAACAAACGAGATAGTAACAGAGCAAACAAATCAGTTGATGAATTCATTTAGTGATGAGTTAGCTGCTTCTACGGATGAAATTTGGGACATTTTGGACGGTTACAACATTATTTACGAAGGCGACAAACTTTTTATTCTAGACAGATTACCCAAAAGAGCTGCTCAAAACGTCATAATGTTTGACGAAAATGGACTAAGCATCTCGTATAACGGGCTTTATGGGACTTTTTTAAAAATCTTTGATATTAAAGGGTCTATAAATTTTTCGCCTTTAAAAAAGGTTCTGTGGGGCGTTGTGACTCTTGGAAAAGCTAACAATCATCAAGGGTCTATAAAACTTTTTAATGGATCAAATGAGCTTCTAGCAGAGTTTACAAAAGACGGCATAGAGTTTTATGGGGCTTTGAATTACTATGCTGTTTCAAATAGAGAGCACTTTTTTGCGGCATATGACAGTGAAGGAAACACTTTAATTGATATAAAAAACGACAAAATTTCTGCTAAAAAAGGTGAATTTAAAGAGCTGAGTATTGGCGAAAATCTAAGATTTTTAACAAATTCAAGCGGTGCAGGAATTTATTTAAGTTAGGAGGTAAAATTTTTGGGCACTTTAGTTGCTACTTTAAGTACTAGAACCGAAGAAAATATAGGTGTTAATTGGGTTTCTGAAAACAGTCTAAATAAACTTTGGTATTCAATAAACAACGGTCAAAGTTATGTTCTAACTGACCAAACGGGAGTTGATGGTTACTTAAGTTTTTATGACTTAACACCAAATACAGAATATAAAATAATCTTAAAAGGCGCCGAAAAAAGTGGCGCCATTATTTTTTCAGAGATTCTAGATATATCAACCTATGACTACCCTTTTTGCAACCAAACTCCAGATTTTACCATTGGTGAGAGGCTGACTTTAGGTTTTTACAACCCTTTAGAGCGTGAAATTACTGTGAATTTAATTGGTGCTGATGGAAGCATAATAAGCAATGACACTATAAATGGCAGGACTTTAACTGGATTTATAGACGAAGTGACAATAGACAGGCTCTACAAAAGCATAAAAACTTCGGCGTCGGCTCAGTACAGTGTTAAAGTTACGTATTCAGATGAATCCACCCGAACTACAGAAGGCGGTTTTTACAGTGTAGACAAATCAATTTGCGCGCCAACTTTAGGCAACATCTACTACGAAGACAGAGACCCGTTTACTGTAACTATAACTGGAAATGAGCAGTACATAGTTAGAAATAGATCTTACCCATATTTTTATGCGAGTGGGATACATCCACAAAAATATGCAACAATTGAAAGTGTGAATGTTATTTTAAATGAGGTGACATATCCGCTTTTTTTAGGGAATACAACTGCTGAGGGCTTTGGAAGCGCCGTTGACTCTGCCACCTCCTTAAATGCAATTTTTGAGGTTATAGATAGTCGAGGACTAATTACACAAAAAGAGATCCTGGTAAGCATCTATGACTGGTTTCCGGCAGAGGCTGTCATTGAGGTAAAAAGAACTAATGATGGTACAAGTGGGCTCATAAAAGTTGATGCAAATTTTGCCTCAGTTGGTGGGCACAACAATGTGACAATTGAATATTACTCTAAAAAGCGCAGTGATAGTGAATACACGTATATAGGCACTTTAACTAGCGGCGTAGAGACAAATTTTGTGGCTGATAGTTCGTATGACTGGGACATAAAGGTAGTTGTAAATGACCGTCTTAACTCGCCTAATACATACTATTCAACGCTTTCTAGATATACGCCGTTAATCTTTTTTGATGCTGAAAAATATTCAGTTGGCGTTAATTGTTTGCCGTCAAACAACAACACTTTAGAGATAAAAAACGAAGATATTTACGCTGCACTTTTTTATTCAAGTGGCGAAAGTTACTCATTTACTGGTAAAAAAGTCTATTGTGCCGGACTTTTTAGAAATGATGGCATCTATTTTAGTTTTTCTGTTCCAAAGAGCATGAAAAACGTAACGCCGACAATTACGGTGCTAAAAGGCAATGCCTGCCAGTATACTACAAATTTTTTTTCAGGGGATTATTTAGAAGGTGGAAGGGATTTTTTCAATACAATAGGCACAACGGTAACGTTTTCTAAACAAAGTGAGAAAGAAATTTTAGCGATTTTACAGAGGAATTTTTCTACATCTGTTCCAAATAATTCTCTTTGTAATGTAGAGCTGAACGCTTTAACTGTGAATTTTAGTTGAGTTGGTGGAAAAAGAGAACTTATAGGTGCTGAGCTCTTTAAAGACAGGGCTTAGTGTGGTATAATACTAATAGGTAACAGGGACTGTCTTTGTTAGTTATCCCTCTCCCCCAAACTGAAAATTTGTTAATGGGAGGAGGTGATACTTTGAAGACGATTGGTGAATTCTTTTTTAAAATCCTGAATTTTTTGTGCAAAAAAATTGGCTTTTCCCTAGAAATAGAGAGAAAAACCACAACACTTAAAATTAAGTTTAACAAAGACTGATCCAAGTCCCTGTTACCTCTTACATTATACCACAAAAAAGCAAAAATGATACGTAAAAAGCTCTCTATGGCGCTTAGAGGGCTGAATTTTATTATTTAAAGGAGTATTTAAATGAAAAAAGTTTTTTCTATATTTTTGGTTTTTACAAACTTATTTTTATCTAAAAGCTTAACATGTCTAGCTGAACCAGATGAAAAAGTTACCTCTAAAAAAGTCGTAACTTTAGAAAAAAAGAAGAAAAAAGCGGAAGAAAAGCAAAAAGTCGAAGAAGACGCTGAGACCGAAGAAGAAGTTGAACATCACAAAAAGAACACGATATCTCTGGAAATTAGCGATGAGACAATAGAAAAAATAAAAGAGATGTTAAATTCAGAAACAAACGAAAATTATGCTAAAGCACGGCTAACAATAGATGCAATTTTTAGCGTTATTTTAGGTGTGAATTTATTGTGCTCTTTAAAAGAGAGATTTTTTTCTTCGCCAGAACCAGTGATAGCTGAAAAAGTTCAAAGTAAAACTTGGGTCAGTTCTGCCTTAAGTGTAACAAAGAGCGTTTTCTTTAAAGTGGTTGATAAAATATCCACGGCACTGCCATTTTTATTGCTTTTAAGATATTTTTTGTGAGTTAAGAAACTTGGAAAATGAGGTTTTAGATGCTTTTAACTAAAATTAAACCTGCGCAATTTTTTGGAATAGAAATAAATCCTTTTGCTGTAAAAGTACTAAAGGTATGCTTTCTTTTAATTGAGCTTAAAATATCAGGAAAATTAATAGATATAAGTGTTTTAGACAAAAACATTATTGCTGCCAACGCCCTAAGAATGGATTGGAATGAGCTTTTACCGAACAAAAAGTGTAGCTATATTATTAGTAATCCGCCGTTTCGTGGTGCCAGGGTTATGACAAAAGAGCAAAAAACAGATGTACTAAATATATTCAAAAATACCAAAAATGTAGGAAACATAGATTATGTTGGTTGTTGGTATAAAAAAGCATCAGAATATATGAAGAATACGTTAATTAAGACAGCATTAGTTTCAACTAACAGCATTTGCCAAGGCGAACAGGTTGCGATACTTTGGAAAGATTTATTTAAAAATGGAATACATATAAATTTTGCATATAAAACATTTAAGTGGAATAGTGAGTCACCTATAAAAGCTCAAGTCCATTGTATTATTGTCGGGTTTAGTTATATAAACGAAGCAAACAAAAAAATATTTAATGGTTCAAAGATCTTAAAAGCAAAAAATATTAACGCGTATTTGCAAGATGCTCCTAACATAATAGTTGAACGAAGAAAAACACCTATTTGTGCAAATGTGCCAAAAATAAAGATTGGAAATAAACCTATAGATGGGGGCAATTATCTTTTTAATGAAAAACAAAAAGAAGAATTCATAAAGAAAGAGCCATTATCCAAAAAATATTTCAAAAGATGGATCGGATCCGATGAGCTTATAAATAACAAAAAACGTTATTGCTTATGGCTTGGAGATTGTTCACCGAACGAGCTTAGTCGTATGCCGTATTGTCTAAAAAGAGTTAGAAATGTACAAAAACTACGACTAAAAAGTAAAAGTAAAGGTACAAGAGAACTTGCTAAAAAACCTACCAGGTTCCACGTTGAAAATTTTCCGAAATGTAAAAGTATTGCTGTGCCTTCTAGATCATCGGGCAAAAGAATATATATACCTATAGATTTTTTTGACAAAAAACATATTGCTAGTGATTCGATACTGTTAATATCGGGTGGTTCATTATATCACTTTGGGATACTAACATCTGGTGTGCATATGGCTTGGGTGCGGCAAGTCTGTTGTAAGTTGGGCGAAGGCTATAGCTATACAAAAGATATAGTCTACAACACCTTTCCCTGGCCAAATCCAACAAAAAAGCAAAAAGAAAACATAGAAAAAACAGCTAAAATGATTTTAGACGCTAGAAAACTTTACCCAGACTGTACCTTAGCTCAACTTTATGACCCGCTAACCATGCCACCAGAACTTAGAAAAGCCCACAAACTAAATGACGAAGCTGTGTTTAAAGCATACGGGTTTAGCAAAAACATTACAGAAGAAGAATGTGTAGCAAAATTGATGGGGATGTACAAAAAGTTGGTGGAAAGGGAGCTTAAAAAAAGAGACTAAAAAATTATAGTTGACTTTATGCTTTGAATAACGTACAATATTAATATATTATTTTTGTACGTACGAGGAGTTGGTCGGATGTTAGCCACTAATTTTACTGATGCAAGAAAAGACTTTAAAAAATATTGCGATGAAGCCGTAAAAAATTCAGAGACTGTAGTTGTTACCAGGAAAAACCATGAAAATGTTGTGATTCTATCTTTGGATAAATATAACAACCTACGTGAAAATATGTATATTTTCGGAAATAGAGAATATGCTGAGCAACTTTTAGAATCAAAAAAGCAAGTGGAAACGGGGTTGGCACGCAAGAGAACCCTTATAGAAGAGTAAAACATGAACAAAATATTTTCAGATATTGCCTGGAAACAATACACCAGCTGGCTTGATGAAAACAGAAAAATTCTAAAGCGAATAAATGACTTGATTAAAGATATTGAGCGCAATGGTAACAAAGGAATCGGTAAACCGGAGCCTTTAAGGTACGAACTTTCCGGTTATTGGAGTAGACGAATTGACGAATATCACAGGCTGATATACAAGTTAGAAGATAACAACTTGGTAATAATTTCGTGCAGGCATCACTACTAGTTCTTAAATTTTTGTTTATCTAAAAAGTGCAAAATTAAACAAAAAAAATAGTCACTTTTCGTGACGTTGCATTTTTAACGGCGTCGAATTTTTGCATAAAAAAACACAATATATAGATTTTTAAAAATTAAAGATAGGGCTAAAAATTGACGCAGTTATTAATGCCTCTTAAAAAAGCAAAGATTTAAAAACATCTTTGTCTTTTTATATTTTACAAAAAATGTAAATAAACAACTAAATAATGTTATTGTTGCTTTTAAAAAATATTAAAATATAATAACTAAAAGATATTAAATACAAAAATATTATTTATTTTATGCAAAAAAAGTGTTAATAAAACAATAGTTTGTATTTAAAGCAAAAAAAGCAGGAGGTATAGAAAATAAAACCAGTTGCATACCCAGAATTGGCTGCAGAAATGGCAAAAAAAGGTGATTCACAGAAAGATGTTGCTGACATGTTGGCTGTGTCAGCATCGGCAGTTAACCGTAAAATTAGAGGTTTTTCGGATTGGACGGTAACTGAAATTTACATGCTTTGTGATCATTACCAACAAAAATTTGAGTTTTTATTTCGCAATAATAAGAGGTGATTTTTTGTCTACTTTATACCAAATGACGGCACAAGCGCAGTTCTTATACGACCTCCTAGAAAACGGAGAAATAGATGCACAAACGTTAGCTGACACCTTAGAAAGCATAGGAGCGAATGAAAAACTAGAGAGTTATGTTTACATTCAAAAGCAATTAGAAAGTGATTTAGCGGCTTTAAAGGGCGAAAAAGACCGGCTGAAAAGAAAGATGGAGTCAATTAACAAAAACATAGAAAAAATGAAGTCTGCGGTTTTGATTTACATGCAAACGGCGGGCTTAAAGAAAGCCAAGGCTGGGACTTTTAATCTTTCCATAGGGACTTCTGAAAAGGTCCACGTTGTTGATGAAAATAAGATTCCCATAGATTTTTTGTTAGAGCAAAGACCAAAAATTGATATTGCTTCACTTAGAAAATTTTTAAAAAGTGGCGGCACGACGCCTGGGGCTGTTTTAGAACAAACAGAATATGTTAGAGCGAGGTAAAAATAATGGTCAAAGTCTATAAAAAGCTATTAGCAATACAAAATGAACTAAAGGCGCCGAAAACACAATACAATAATTTCGGTAAATACAAATACAGAAACTGCGAAGATATCTTAGAGGCTTTAAAACCAATTCTTGCCAAGAACATGGCAACAATAACTATTAGTGACGATATTGTGCCTGCTGGCGAAAGATTTTATGTAAAGGCAACCGCTAAAATAACAGACACAGAAAGCGGCGAAAGTGTAGAAACCACGGCCTTTGCGAGGGAAGAAGATAGTAAAAAAGGCATGGACGGCAGTCAACTAACAGGTAGTTCTAGCAGTTATGCAAGAAAATATGCTTTAAACGGACTCTTTGCAATTGATGATACGAAAGATGCTGATTTCCAAGCCGAAGAGAGATCAGAATACAAGAAAGCCTTTGCGGATTATTACAAACATGAATTAAAAGAGGCCTTAGAAAATTATTGCAAAAAAACTGGCACAAATCCCGCAGAAGTTAAATCAATGCTCACAAGAGAGCTTAAAGTTGACTTTGGTAAATTAGACTCTGAGGCTATACAGAAAATGAGCATGTTTTTAAAGAAAAAAGTGAGTGAGGTGGCTTAAATGAATAAAGTGTGTCTTTTAGGAAGACTTTGCGCAGATCCGGCGATTAAAGAAATAAACGGCAACAACAAACTTGCGGATTTTACTTTAGCTGTTGATAGAGGCCTTAGTAAAGAGGCAAAAGAAAAAGCTAAACAAACGGCAGATTTTATACGTTGCAAGGCATGGGGGCCTAAAGCTGATTTAATAGAAAAATACTTTAAAAAAGGCGATCAATTGGCACTTTCTGGAAAAATACAAACTGGCAATTACGAAGATAGTGATGGCAAAAAAGTCTATACAACCGACGTGATTATTGAGGGCGTAGATTTTATAAAAAGCCAAAGTGCTGAGGATAACAAACCTAAACAAAGCAGTATATTCGACGAAGGGGATTTACCATTTTAATTGAGTAAATACAAGAACAAGAAAGTCACAGTTGGTGATCTGCACTTTGACAGTTTAAAGGAAGCCAGAAGGTACAAAGAGCTGTTAGAAGAACAAAAAACAGGCGCTCTAACAGATTTAGAGACGCAAGTTAGGTTTGAATTGATACCAAAGCAAGACGGCGAAAGAGCGTGTTTTTATGTAGCTGATTTTGTTTACAAAGACCGGGAAGGCAAAACAGTTGTAGAAGACGTTAAGGGCTCAAAGCGGATGTTAACTGACGTTTACAAGATAAAGAAAAAGCTGATGCTTAAAGTACATGGCATCAAGGTGAAAGAAATATTTTGAAAAACCTTTTTATTTTTTATAATACCCAATATACGCAAACAACCCCGACAAGCGGGGCAACAATTTAAACTGTAACGACTCTATTGCATGGGCAATAAAGCTAAACAAAAATCAAAGGAGGTCAAAAAACCCGATTGAATTTTGTAAATACAAAAACCAAAAGCCTCAGAAAGGAAAAGAGGTAATTGAAATTTGTAAGTGTATTATAACAGATTTTTTAAGAGAGGAAAGCAAAAAATTGAAAAAATGCAAAGTTCTCCGTTTATGACAAAAAAATCTGAATACAAAATAAAAAAATAGCAATTTTGTTGTTGTGAAACTTTAGAATAATTTTGTGCATCTTAAATATTAAAAAAAAGGAGGATTCCCAATTATACAAAACATATAATTTGGTATAGTTGGAAACTGAATAAAAATGCAGGAAGTAAAACTTTTTAGTTTATCAAAATATGAAAATAAAAGCAAATATGAGGATTTAACAAAAAACAGTTCTAATTTTAATAACAATTCAATAAAAAACGTTGAGATAAAAAAAGAGACGCATAAACTGAGTCCAAATTCTGAGATAAAAACAGAGTTGGCCACAACCATGCCAACTCATAACTTTATCGAAAACAGTCTAGTGATACTCACTAAGCAGACGCTAGACATTTTTTTACGGCAAGAAAACCCATCGGAGTTAATTGCCTTATACACATTTTACTACTACACGGCAAAATGGCAACAGACAAATCAAATTAAGTGTACGTCAAGTTATGTAGCAAAAGCGCTTCATTGGAAAGTACACAAAGTTTTAAGAGTAAAAAAACAATTAATAGAATTTGGGTTAATTGAAGAAATAAGAAGAGTGGACCCAGAGACAAAAAGAGTGGTTGGTTTTTACATAAAAATGAACTATATCTTCAAAAAAGAAACGCTTGAAACGCAACAAATACAAGAAAAAAACCAGTATGCCCAAATAGACAATCTGGATAGGGTAAAAAATAATAAAAAGCCACTATGTCCCAAACCACAATGTGGAAATGGACATACAAATGCTTTAAGTGATAAATATAAAAATGCTTTAAGTACTAATAATAATAAATATATATGCGCAAAGGATTGCGTGAGTGTTCCAATAGAGCAAAAAAATAAAAAATGCGCAAATAATAAATGCGCAAATGCGCAACCTCTAATCGAAAATAAAAATACTGAACCTTTATCGGCTTCTAAAAATATAGCCTTGCGCAAATCAAAGCCTAAGTTGGCGCCTAAAGTACTTGAAGAGGAGTTTGATACAGTTTGGGATTTATACCCCAAGAAAAAAGACAAAACTAGAGCCTTTAAAGCTTTTTCAAAGGCGCGTATAGAGGGTGTGCCACTCGAAAAAATTCGCGAAGGCGTTCAAAAGTACGTACAGGAAATAGAAAATACTGGTATTGCGCATCAGTACATCAAATACGGAAGTACTTGGTTTAACAACAGATGCTGGGAAGATGAATACGATACGAACACAAAATCTAGTTACGACTTGAATGAGTACGTAAAAGCTATGGACACCTTCGAAAACAAAACTGAAGATGATGAAGAATTTGTTGATGAAAAAGAACTTGAGGAAGAACGTAGGAAAGATTTGTTGTTTGAGGGCTATGAAGAAATAGCACCTGGCGTTTTCTATGACAAAATTTTCCAAAGAACAGAATTTTTAAACGAAGAATCTCGAATTGCTTACGAAAAGAATAGTGGAGATAGCCCTTAAATCGATTCTAAGGGGTCAAATTTAAACGAAAACAGGGCAGTAATGTAATTATTGCCTTTGAGTTGTAAAAACGCGTTGTAGGGCATTTAAATCGATTTTAGAGATATATATGCTGAAAACTTAATATTTGTGAGGGTTTATGGAGTCTGTAGCAGAACAATTTTTAAAAAAGCTCGAGTATATGAAAAATAAATATGCAAAAAAAATGCTCCTGACCAAAAAATCAGAAGCAGAATATGAAAATCCAGATCAAAAAATGTGCGATGTCTTTAATCAGCGCGAAGGCGACTTAAACAAAGTCGACGGTTTTAATTGCAAAGCTTGCAAAAACCGCGGAGGTTTTATGCGTTTAACTGAAAACGGCAACCCTGTCTTTCGTAAATGCACTTGTGCGAACACAAGGGAGATGATTAAAAATCTCAAAGACAGCGGTCTTGCTGATTATATCGAAAAATATACTTTCGACAAATACAAAGCAACCAAACTTTGGCAAAAAGAAATAAAAAAATCAGCTACAGATTTTGTAAAAGACGCCGAAAATAAATGGTTTTTTATAGGTGGCCAAAGCGGTGCAGGTAAAACACACATATGTACGGCAATTACAGCTGAATTTTTGAAACTAGGTAAAAAAGCCCACTATATGCTTTGGAGAGACGAAATTACAGAGCTAAAAACCTCTATCACAGACGTGGTTTTTTATAAAAAAACAATGCATAAATTAAAAACCGTGGAAGTTTTGTATATTGACGACTTTTTAAAAAATGGGAAAGAAAAAGACGGATCTTTGCAAAAACCTTCGCCTGCTGAAATTAATATCATATTTGAGATCTTAAACAGCAGGTATAATAGCCTGAATTTGTTCACAATTATCTCCAGTGAGCGTCTTTTATCTGAAATAAAAAATATCGACTGGGCTGTTGGCCGAAGAATTGAAGAAAGGTGCGGTAAAAAATATGTTTGGGAAATAAAACCGGATAAATCTAAAACTTATAGATCTTAATAGCTCTTACGTGGCTTCTAAGGGGGTAAATTTGAATGAAATTTGCTAAATAGGGTAATTTGCCTTTGATGAAAAAATAAGGGCTTTAAAAGCCGTTTAAATCGATTTAGAAAATAAGGAGATGTCTATGGAAAATTTGCAGCCTCTATTGGCTGAGTTTGAAAAACTTAAAAATAAATATATCTCGCTTTGCGAGCGCAAAGATAAACTCGAACAAATTGTCCGTCTTCGCTCAAATATTTACTCTGAAGTTAAAATAAAAAACACCTCAATTTTGGATAAATTTTCGCTTTACCTCGAAAATAAATTTATTTTTAAATTTGATAAAAAAATAAGCAAATTAGAAATTAAACTTAAAAAATTGAAAGAAATTTTCGCAAAAAATGGGTAAAAAAGCTTGACTTTTATCTAAAAATTGACAAAATAAATACAATGGTGTTTTTAAACCATTTTTTTATTACTTCCACCACCTTTAAAACTTTTTCCTACTTTGACTCTTTTGCTTAACTTGTGGTTGTCGATATTGGGACTGACGCGGGAATAGATTTTTATAATTTGACTTGTATTTTTGAGGCGATGCTATGGCAATTTCCTACGATGGGCTGTTTAGGGTGCTAAATAGTAAGCATTTGACGCTATATGACTTTTTACTAAAGTTTGATATGAGCCTTGAAACCGGAAGAAAATTTCGTAAAAACAAACCTCTATCGCTTATGACTTTGGAAAAAGTTTGTAATTTTTTGAATTGCAATATCGGTGACGTTGTAGAGTTTGTGCCTGAAAAAGAGACTGATAGCAATGTATAAGACGTGTACTGTTTGTGGAGGCATACATCTGTTTGAGTCAAATAGGTGCCGAAAAAATACAGATAAACTCGGTTTTGGCAGTAATCCAAGAACTGATGTGGGACATAGATTACGACATAATTTTAAGATGACTAAACTTGCTGAACTATTCAGAGAGGATAGTAAGAATTTGTGTGCTTTGTGCTTGCTCGACGGGGTTGTTAGCAACTCGAGAGTGGAGATGCATCATATTGAACCAATTAAAGAAAGACCGGATTTGGCGTACGATTGTGATAACTTAATTTGTCTTTGCACTTGGCATCATGTCTTGGCTGAAAAAGGTATGTACAGCAGGGATTATCTACGTGAAATAAAGCCCCCCCTGGGGTTTGACTCAAAAAAATAAAAACGAAAAAGAT